CGTGTTGCTGATGTTAGTGACGCTGTGTTTGTTGTTACAAACAATGCAGCAGCACCAACAATAATGTTAGCGTTTGAGCCTCTTGTATATGCCATATTTATTTCACCATCTTTCATTTATGAATTAATGGGCGTGTGTTTCCTCTATATAAGTATAACACAGTTTTAGGTATTACTCTAATTCGACCATTGTGTAGTCATAGTAGATGACTATCTTGTTACCGCCATAGGTTCTGGCTGAAGCAAAGTTGATGATATCTCTTGTTTCTTGCAACTGAAATACCCTGAAACTGTGGAATCTAAAGTTTGGCTGAAGACTTACTCCCTCTACTACAATAGGTCCATGTTTAATGCACCACTCATTTAGGTCTTGGGCTGTTTCATCCTCACCATCCATAAGTCTATTTACTTTTTCAGTGATTTTAATCATGTTGATAGTTGAGTTTTCTGCTGTTGCATAAAAGTAATACAGCAACTGCTCGCACTTGATATGTGGAAAAGAACTCTTACGCATTCTCATCATTCTGTCGTAAGTACACATAACTCCACCTGGAGGAAAAAACTCTGTTACATCGTTAATTGTAGATGGTGTGGTTGGAAAGAATGGAACTGTTTCAAAACCTAGGTCTTGCAATTTTTCTTGCAGGTAGGCATTTACCCATAACACTGGGGTATTCAGGATTGATGTTTTACTCATTATTCAATTCTACCACCTTTAGATACCCAGTCATAGCCAACTTTAAATCCTAGTGATTTTCCTTGCTTTGAACCTGCCGCAAAATTGTTTTTATAGGTTCTTATATCTTTAAAATGTTCTGCTATTCCACTGGATATCAAGAAAGACTGTGTAAAATAATTGTTAAAGAAATCTTTTAGTGTGTTTTCAAAACCCCCTTGTGTGGCTGAACCTCCTGGATTTTCTACGACAACTGGTTTTTTTGTAAACACCTGCTCTTCATTGTCATTAAAAGACAGCACCCCTCCCTGTTTTGGTCTTATTGTTATAGGAGAACCATTCTCCATAATTGTTGCCTTATTGTAAAATGGCACCGTTGACCCTTTAGAATAAGAGTTTGATTGAGAAAATTCGTAACTAAAAGATATTACGCTATCGTTATTTACTATGTAGTCTAAATCAAACAGTCTTGCATTTGGGCTTCCTGTTTCATACCATTCGTAAACATGATGAAGTATTTCTGGGTTTACCCTAGCGTTAGAGTCTATAAAGTTTTTAAGAGATTCTATTACAGTCTCTCCTAAATTGTTTAGAAACTTACCCTGTGCTTCTTCTGCACCCTCCAAAAATCCAATAGAATACTTTGCAATATTATTTAACTTTTCAACCAAAGAATCTGATTCAAACTTGACTATCACAAGTCTACCGCCTGATTTTCAGAACGTCTAAGAATAACCTTGTAATACTCTACCTTTCCAAATGGACCAACGATTGGGCTTAGAGTTGCTACCTCAAACAAAGTGGTGTTTCCAGAACGTGGTCCTGAAGATTCATTATAGATACTTTCTCCAGCATTGTTTCTAATATTAGTAATAACAATATTAGTGATAGAATATAGGGTTTCTGTGCTAGACACTGCTGGGTCGTTTCTGACTCTCCCAATGATTGCAGTTCTTATGTTTAGGTTTGGTTCTGTATTAACATCTTCTTTAAACTTGCTACCAGCAACATTAAAGAAACAGGCTACTGTTTTATCTAAAACCCATTGCTTTTTTGTATTTCCATAAGCACCTGTTTCTACAATAGGATAATAAATATCAGCAAGTAGAGGGTAGGTAAAGTCTGTAGTTTCGCATATCATTATAGTATTGCTGGCTTGAAGACATTGCCCTTATAGTTGTTAAGAATCTTATCAACAAGCATGTTGCCAGTTCCCTCCAAGAATTGTGGGGCAAACTTGATATCAAATTGGTCTGTTTTGTACTGGGTTACAAATCTTTTGTAGTAGTCATTTGAGCCACATTTTAGTTCTTCTACAAGAATGGTTGCAGCCTTTTCAACATCTGCTGGAATTGTTTTATATCCTGCATCTAAAACAAAAGTAAAGTCGCTTCCTTCTGCAAACGCTACATAACCAGTTCTTTGTCCAGCGTGTACCGCTAGGTCTCCAGAACCTGCTGGAAGTCTTAGAGGAGTTGATTCATTTCTATTGTATACCCCATTTGCCTCCACCCTAGCAATAGCAGAATTGTCTAGCAATGTCTTGTACTCATACTCCCATACTCTAAGAACCGTACCAGCAGTAGATATATTTCCTGTTGTTGAGTTTGCAAAACTAAAAGATGTGGTTGTTGGAACTGCTGTAACTACAAATGTTCCACGATATCCTGTTGGAACAACTGTAGAAATAGTCACTACTTCTCCAACTTCAAATCCGTGTGCAGTAGCAGTTGTTAGGGTTACGGTTCCAGATGATATCGTTGGGGTTTGTGTTGCAAGAGTAATTGGAACATCTTCGCCATTATAAATAAGAACGTTATTTTCATAGACCTTTAGAACCTTGTTAACATTGTGCCAGATTGGAAAATAATCCCCACCCTGACCTTCTTTGACAATAACAAGTTTATGATTGTAGAAATCGCTTTTGTCAAGATAGTTATCCATAATAGACCTAGCAATGATTTCCCATTTCTTATATTCCGCAATTTCAGTTGCTGTAGTTGCTAGAGTATTTGGATTAACATATGGTCTATAGATTGTTAGGTTTTCATCTACAACGATTTCTCCAGCAGAATCTTTTACTTGAAACAAAAAGTCACGGTCGTATTGAACTTTTGACCTTGGCAAAATATATGAAATTTGTTTATTTGCATCTGATGTGAGGGTTGTTGTTTCGGATGAGTGGTCCACCAAATCCTGTACATAAACAGAGTATGCAGTGTTAGCCGCTGGTACATCCCATTTAGTTGTAATTGGATAAGGTGGAACTCTCAAAACCTCCATTTAGGCAAATGCCTCCGCTACTTCTTCTGGAGTACATAGGCGAATGCCTCTTTGTGCTGTCCAGAAGTCTGCATATCTTTTTGGAACAATGTTGTAACCAACATTAATTTTTCCAAAACCATCTGCATATACGTTGCGTGTTGAAAATAATGCAACCTTAGTGGTTGTTGATACTTCTTCAACTTCTTTCTTTTCTACCTTTGCTTTTCCAGCATTTGTGGTTGTTGAACCAATTACGCCATCTGCATTAAATCCCAATGTAGGAACGTCTCTTGTTGGTTCTGGTGCTACGATAACCTTTTCCTCAATTACTTCTGCCACTGTTTCTGCAACCGCATCTTCAACAACAGGCTTTGTGGTAGGTGTCTTTTTTTCTTCAGCCATGATAAATCCTCCTTAGATTTAATTTAATTATACCAGATAAATATAGAAAGGGGGTAGAGAACTTAATCCCTACCCCCATTCAAGTGTAACGCTAAACAGAGATTAGTCTGTTGTTGCGTCTGCGAATGCTACTGCATCCAGTTCTTCCCATGCGATTCCAAAGCGAACGAATACTGTATATTCTACAGTGTCCTTCTTTGGTACATAGAAACGGTTTACAGTGATATCTCTCTGGAAGCCCCAAATACGGTTCTGTGGGAACGTTAGGTCAACGAATCCTGCAGGGTAGTAAGGAACTTCAAGAACAGGTACACCTAGAACACGAGTCTGACGTGCTTCACCGAAAGTCTGGTTTGCACCACCTAGGAACTCTCCACGAGAACCTTCAGTAGAACCGATGTTAGCAATAACAGTACCATTGTTCTTAACAATGTTGGCAAATGTGTCTGTACCAGCATAGAACTTTAGTCCGTTAGTGATAGCACGGTATCTGCGAGGCATAGCCAAGATAAGTGCTTGCATTCTTTCAGTTGTCCAATCAGTGAACGCAGCATTTGACCCAACTAGTGTTGTGTTAATTACTTCGTGTGCACTTCCAGGGTTGTTACCAGAACTAACGCTAGGGTTAGTCTTCTCCAAGTTAATGAATCCATTCATAATGCTTAGGAACGAACCTGTTGAACCGTCACCGTTAATGGCTAGGTCTTCGATGTCGTTACCGAAAGCATTAGTCATTAGACGAACTAGGTGGTCCTCTAGAGCAGCACCCTCGATGTTATCTTCGAGTGTCTCCGCAGAAACTTCCCAGTCTAGACGAATTTTCTTGGTAGTTAGTTCAACCTTTGAGAAAGTTGCACCTGTGTTAGTGTATGTTGAAACACCCTGGTTTGCAGCACGAATAACACGGTCTCCCACGTTAATCTTCTCCAACTCCATTGTGTTTGCTCTCATTGTAACTCTGCGTCCGTCCTTTGCAAGTGTGGTTGCGTCCCAAACATAGTCGATAAATCGTCTTGCCTGTTCAGGGCGTAGGATACCAGTACCTGGATAGTTGTTGTTCGCAGTGCTAGATGGGTTTACAGCATTTGCACCTGTTGTTACACCAAAGTTAGCAGTTGGGCTGTTGCCTAGGAAAGTTCCGTTTTCTGAGAACGCTCCTGTGCCGCTTGACACGCTGTCTGATGTACCGAAAGCACCTTCAGCGTTAGGGTATCCAGAAACTGGAGACGCACCTGAAGGCATATTTTTGATAATTTCTTCTGACATTTTATTTTTCACCTCCTAGTGAATTATTTTAGTAAATCGGATGTTGTGAGGAAACTTCCGCCCCATACTGATTTTTCCACCAGTACTGGTTCCTGAATGACCTCACCGAGGTCACCAGACTTGCGGAAAGCGGTGTCTGCTTCAACAGCATCGATACGCTTTCCAAGATTGTTAAAGCCTGACTCTGCATCTGTAACTTTTGAGGCTACATATCCGAGTGACTTCTTTAGTTCAGCAACTTCGGAAACTAGTGATGCATTTGCATCTGCTAGTGACTTAATGATTGCTGTAATGTCGCTAAAGGCTGTTGTAACTGTTGAGCCTAGTTCTGAAACTGCCTTGGCAATTTCTTCCTCTGAACCTGGAACAACTTCTTCTACAACTTCTTCTACATGTGTTGGTTCTGCTACTGGAGCGTCTTCAACAACTTCTTCTGTAGCAGGAGCGTCAACTACAACTTCTGCCTCTGGAGCGACATCTACTGATTCAACGTTTACGTTTTCATCGGTCATGTTATCATTCTCCTTTTTAATAGTCTTAGAAGTATTAATGCCTTTAGCACTATCTACTAAGAACTTTATCATGTCAAGTTTGTCAGCATCTGACTTCTCGACAAAACCTATGTTTTGCATACTTGCACCAGTGACTGGGCTTAATGCTGTTTCTTCTTCTGAGATTGTTACTAATCCAGATTCTTTATCCCAGAATACATTTTCTAGGATTGTTTCTGTACCCTCGCCTGTGATGGTATCAACACCGTCTACCTTTTCAACAGATAGTATATTGGCAAACTGATTTGCTGGACTATCAACCAATGATAGTTCAACCAAATCGTAATCTTTGATAATCCTAATAGCAGTGTCGCTCTTCTCATCATAACCGTCATCCCATTTATTCATCTTGCCACCGATTGAAAAACCAGTGTATGTTCCATCAATAACTTTTTCCCATGCATCCTGAGCACCCTTAGAAACATATGCTGATACATAGATGCCTTGATAAAACTTCTTTGTCTCTGGGTCAAAATACTTATCTTCTTTGAATGCTACCATTTTGCCAATTGCCTTTGGTTGGTGCATTTCACGGATGTTACCACGGAACTTTGAGAAGGCTGATAGAGATGCTTCTGGGGTAACGATATCATTCTGCTTGTCAATGTTATCAAGCGTAGCAAAACCAGATACGATTCTGCGTTCTACGTCTACCTTTGTGAGAGGCATAGAGATACGGACATTATTTCCGTCAATGTCAAAATGTGCTTTTTGAATACTCATAGTATTAATTATAGCCCCTTTTTGTGAAAGTGTTATACAAATGTTATTATACCACTTTTTAAGAGGAGCGTCTCCCCTCGCCTTGAGCATTTCTACCTGCAGTTGTTGCTGTGTTGTCAGCCTGAGCCTGTTGTCTTTGAGCATCACGCTCTCTGTTACCTGCGTTGTTGGCATTAGAGTCTGCTGCTTGGCGAGCAGTTGGTTGAATCATTGAATCACTTTCAGAACGTTCTGGAAGATTTAGAAGTTCACGAGCCTCATTAGGAACCATAATCTGGTTCTTGACATAGTTAGTAAGAATCTGTGACTGAGCCAATTCATCGGTAAGAGTAAGTTCGTTAAACTTGAATTCTAGAACATCTGTCTTTTCACGAATAATCTTATTAAGAATCTTTTCAAGATTGCGTTGTGCTGGTCTTGCAACCTGCTCTTTAAATGTTCTGTCCTGTGCTAGTGAATCAGCAATTGATGATGAACTACTGCCTCCAAGTTTTGAAAGTGGTACTTGGTGAGCAACAAGAATATCGTCACGATTCTGGTCACGATACTTTGAGAATGAACCTTCTTGGATGCCATTTTCAATCGGTTCCATCTTGAACTCAACCTTGTTACTATCTGAGTCTCCTGGCAATGGAATGTAAAGAGTTCTGTGTGACTGTCCTTTTAAACCAGTCTGCAAGAAACGGAACAACTTGTCTTCTGCTTCCTGTGTCAATTGTGCACCCTTAAGAGTAACGATGTAGCGTGGTACAGCCTTATTATTAAAGTAATCGATGTTGTATTGTGATGCCAGCATGTCTCCCAGTAGAGATGGCATAGCAGCCATAATGTCTGGAACACCATAGAAAGTGTTTAGAGGAGAGTATTCCTTAATGTGGATAATTTCATTTGGTCGTGGGTCTTCGGTAATGTAGTTAATGTTCTTTGCCCCGAAGTTGCGGAAATAAACAACCTTGTTTGAAATGATTTGAACGTAACCATCACGCAATCTGCGAACACGCATTGTTGAAGCAGGAATATGACCAATGTAGCCAATGTCTCCGCTAGTTGTTCTTCCAACCTCAATGTAGCCATTACCCATTGCGTGTACGTCAGTAAATACCTTTTCTAGAACAGAGGAGAATGATTCGTCCTGATTTAGTCCTTCTACCCAATCCCTAAGTTGAACCTTAAGTCTTTCAATTCTGTTTCTGGCACGAGCCATTTGGTCTGCTGATGCAGCCTCTAGTTTAAGGTTTGTTTTGTCAGATACGATAAAATCATAGCCAAGACCAACTGTATTTTCTACCTTTGCGTCAATAGCAGCGTGGTTAGCAAAAGAGGTGTCATAATAGTTTGCAAGTTCGTAAAGGTTGTATGGTGGAGTAATTACGTCAAAGAGTGAGTATGCATTGCGAAATACTATACCAGGGTTAATGGCATTTGAGCGAGCACCATTAGTACCCATCTGGATTGCACCAGCAGACTCTAGATAGGCATCATCACCTAAAGCCTTAGCCATTCTAGAACTTCTACGCTTAAAGTTAGTCTGCATACCAGAAAGACCCTTTAGTTCGTCCCATGATTTTGTAAATGGGTCCATAGAAGCAAATTCGTTTACAGCCTCTTGAGCCTCATCTAGTCTTGCAGGGGTATTGGCGTATTCATAATAATTCATTAGTCATCACGTCCGTACAGGTCTAGAGTTTTCTTGGCATCTACCATTGCACCTAGGTCTGTTTCTGAAGGAATATATCCCTGAGCCATACGGTCAATTTGTTCGCTGTACTCTTCATCGGATACCTTGCGAACATTAGCAAAAAATACTGCCTGACCATCTGGCTGTCCTAGCCAAGTAGCCTCGTTACGAAGCAAGGCAATTCTTGATTCATCGCCCTTCATAGAGTCAATGCTAAGGGCATTTCCCTCTCCATCGGTAAACATTTTACCTGAGCGTAGTTGCCAAACGTAGATTCCGTAGTCTGAAAAAGGTTCTTCTACGACAGAAACTCTTGTTTTGCCAATTTGGTTGGGCATGACTTGACCAATATCTTTTGTAGTATCTATATTCATAACCACTAGTATACCACATTAGTCTGCAGAGTATATGTATTTGGAAGATTTGTAGTCTCCATACACATTATATTGAATATCGTGTGCTGTAATTCTCTTGTTTCTGTTGTAAAAATCTGGATAAAGTATGTTTGTTCCTACAAACGAGCCATAAATATTTGATGGTGATATTGGATAATAATCTAAAGGAAGATATGTTTGTAGGTCTAGCCAAGTATATGGTGTTAACCAATATTCCCAGGTATAGTTAATTCCAAGGGTAGATGTTTTTACGTCTTCCCAGGTGCCAACATTTTGACCACCTAAAAACTCATTATCTGTAAAACCATAAAAAACCAAGTTGTCTATTGCTATTGGACCTGTAATATTAAACTCTCCTACAAAGTTGTCAAGGTTAAGTGATTGAACAAAGACGATAGTAAGAACTGTCCACTCGTTTGTTCTAAGAATAGGGTTTGCTTGAAGTTCACCATTTATGTAGTATTTAACTTCTGGCTCAACATACCCCAAATCATTGACAGTGGATATTGGCAAATAAGAGTTTATTCCTCCACCAGATGCTCCAAGCACAGTGGATAACGTTTTATCTAAAGAAACTATGTTAAAAATTTCTTTTAGTTCGAAAGGAAATGCTTCTAGATTAGAGGTGTCTACGTCAACAGGTGCGTCATAATATAAAAACATTTGTATTGAACTTAGTTTTGATTTTAAATTTTGCTTTTCATTAAGAGGAACCCTAATTCCTCTGTAAACTCCAGCAACTGGAGAGTCCAACTCTAGTAGTCTAATTCCAGATAATCTTTCTAGATTTAAGTATGGACTGGTCTTTTTTTCTATCAAGAATGGGTTTCTTGCATTACCAGTGCCAGAATAATTATAGACTTTTGTTGGTCCACTAAGGGTATAGGTATATGGAATGATATTTTTTCCATACTTTGTATATACTGGATTTTGAACAGTTGTGTCTAAAGATAAGGCTTGTGAGCACATTTCCAAAGACTTTATATCTACTTTGTTATTTACTGTATCTGAAATTTCAACCTCGATATGGGTTACTATTTTTAAGGTAGATATGTCTACTCCTGTTGGCGGATATATTATTGAACCGTCTACTACCTCATATTTTGTTGTTGCCCAGTTTGCATCTGGAGCAACTACTCTACTTAAACTAATTTGTTTAGTTCCGTTTGAAAAGTAACTGTCTTCTCTATAGTTTGAAGAAGTTGTTTCAAAAGTTATATAGGTTTTTACATTTGACAAAGATGTGTCAAAGTATTTAATTCCAGATACTGCTGGTGTGTTTATAACTGGTGCGTCATAGTCTACATTGAACTGAATATTATTAAAAGTATAAACATCATTGCCACCAGAGTCTTTCACATATTTAGCAAAATGAGTAAGTGGTGTATCATCTTTCCAATATCCAGATGTACCTATTGAAAAGTAGTTTTCAGACTCGTATAATTGGCTATAGGTGTATGATGTATTGTAAATCTTTTTATTTTGTATATAGTTAAGTTGATAGTTTCCTACCGCTGAATTTAAAATTGCTTCTTGATTTGTTGAAACTGCTGCATTTGCTGGATAGAAAAATGTTCCATCTGAATTAATTAATATTGTATTGAGTTTATCTAATTGATATTGTGAAAGAAATTTTATCCATCTAACAGTTACATCTGGAGTTGTGTCTATTGTTAGGTCATTATCTCCAAGTGCAAACATTGTAAGTTCTTCAAGATTATTAAAGAAATTGGAAATGCTGCTGCTAAACTGTGTAGAAAACTTATCTATATTCATTCCTATAAGGAAGTTGTATCTTCCTGGACCAGACTCAAAGTAGTGTGGATTTGTTTTTGTTGCTAAAAGTGTTTCCACATTTGAGTTATATTTAAATCTATACTTTACTTCTATGTTTGCTCCAACATACTGTAAAGTAATCTTTAAATAGTTTCTATTAATTTTATTAACTATTTTAAAAATAGTTTTTTCTGATGTTGATGGCAATGCAGATGAATAACAATCTATATAGAATCCTTCAATTTTGCTCTTAAGTAGGTCTAGTGATTCGAATTCTACGTTAGAGTTTATTGATGAAAAAGAACCATACTTTTGTTTCCATGGTTGGTTTCCTGCGGAAAGAACTGTTATAAAATCATTTTTTGACAAAGAGATTTCATTGACTGTATCGTAAAAATTAAAAACTGGGAGTTCGAACTCTTCGTTTGATATAGAGTATTTCTTTATATCTAATCCTTCAGATACTCCATTTTTCCATTCTGCGTTAGTTGGATAGTTTAGATTTGAAGCATACCTTGCACTTGGAAAATCTACGGAAACAGTTGCCGCACCGTAACTTTTATTGATTGTTTCTGGCATAGACACTGCTTGTCCATATGCGTAGTGCATTTTTATTTGTGATGCAGAAAGTTTGTATGGATATATTGCTGGACAATCAAATGTTGCAGCCTGTAAAACTAAGCAATTTTCTGAAGATGTTGTTGGATTTTTTAACAGTTGCAAGTCTTCTTCTTCTAATACAAGATTTATCAACTGTTCTCCATTCACAAATAATGATGCCAAGTTTTCTGAATATGTTATTTGTATCAGCATTGGCTTGTTCATCTGTTTAATAAAAACTTCATCAGATTTATTTCCAATTTTTAAAATAAAAGAAGTGTCGTTATAGTATAGTCCATTGCCATCGTCTGTTTCTGGGTCTGTATTCATCAAGCCAATTAACTTGAATTTGTCTTTGCTAGTTGACCTTTTTACCTTTACCCAAGTTTCAAATGTGTACTGACCATACCTTCCATCTTCGCTTAGAAATCCAAATGATGGTAACATAAATGAACCATAATGCGATTTTGAAGAACCGTAAACTATTGGGGTTTTTTCAACTAATGGATTTGAAGCCAAGACGTATCCAGGATATTTTTCTGAGTTATAGCACTCCAGTTTATATACTTCCATGCTTTTTTTGACAGTTCCTGCTGCAGAAATGTTTGCAGTTGTAGAGCCAGCAACATAGAAGCGTGTATCACTCACTATTCCAAGAACAGTGTATTTCCCATTATATGCAGATGGACTTAATCCAGAAATAACTACATGCTCTCCAATTGAAAAACCATGGTTTCCTGTTGTAGTAAAAGACATATATCCTCCACCATTTGAGGTTGCTTGTATTGGAATTACCTTTGATGGCTGGCTTGGATAAAGAGAGTCTATATTTGTTAAATTTAAAAAATCTGATAGCACTGGCTCTTCGTCTAGTGTCCAGACTGCTGTGGGGTGTTCTAAAAGAATTTTATCTAAATAAAGATTGGTGTTATTAGCCATATCTACTATTCTACCACATAAGAAAATACCCTGCCAAGTTAATGACAGGGTATCTTTTTATTTAGTTTTTATCTGGAATTTTGATTTCACAGTAATCGGTGGTGCAGTAGGCTTCGCCTTGTGCTTCCAGATTGTCTACTCCATCATAGATAGCAGAAAAGTCAATCTTTGCTAGTCTACCGATGTAGTAGTCGTACTCATCTTCTGTAATTTCAGAATATGGCTGTTGTGGATAAACAGTGTTACCCATTGGCAAGAAGGATACAGCCTTTAACTGTCCTTCGTACATGTTTAGAACAGATGCAATGTGTTGTTTCTCAGTTGCTGTGTCAAACGATAGCGTTACTGAAACACCGTTGTCTGACCAGTACTTCTGAGCAGTAGCAGCAAGTGCTGTCTTCTCAAATAGAGTTACATCCTTTTCTGCTCGCTTCTGTCCCGATGCAATTGGGAAGTATACCACTGAAGTATTTGCTGACACTAGGTCTGCCTCAATCCTATACCCTGCTGCTTTGAACAAGTGTAGCATTGGGTCTGTGTTTCCAAAACGAATTGCTCTTAGGTAGAACTTTCCGCCTGGACCCCAGTGAACACCAGGTGTTGCACCTGAAAGGATTGATACAGAACCAGATGGCTTAACTGTGGTTACACGAATTGATTCACGAACACACATCCATTCTGAGTACTTGTTGTCATAGTAACGAATCTTGTTGTATCCTTCGTCCATCCACTCACGAGTAGTAGGAAGACCATGCTCATCAGCGAATGATGCGATGCCAGTTAGAGATGTTCCGATTCTACGGTTTCTCTGCATGATACCGTTGGTCTGTTGCCAGTGAGTAGGGAGAAGTGTTACAGTCTTTCCATACAGGTAAGCGAACTTAAGAGTACGCAGGAAGTCTTCCTTTGACTCGTGACGGTTTAGGTGTACTTCCACAAGGGTACATAGTTCATATGACTCTAGTGGCTGTTCTGCACACGGATTGAAGCCCATTACACGATAGTCCTTGCCATCTGCTGGGTCTGCTAGTCTACCAAAGTTACGAGCAACGTCAAGCCAAATAAATCCTGGCTCACCATTGTCAACAATGCGGTCTACATACTTTTCGTAGTCCATGCCAACAGATGCTTCGATAGAGTTGTTTGACATCCATGCCCAACCTGGGTTCTCTGGGTCGTATGAGTTACGCTCTGGGAATACATCTGCATTCTTTAGGTTTAGGAAGTCTTCGTCTCCATCTACGCCTAGTGCAAGGGTAGCGGAACGTCTGACGTTACCTGAAACAACACAAGTACCAATAAGGTTGATTAGGTCAACGATGGCACGAGCATCTAGTGTCTCTCCTACACGCTGTCCTAGTACATGACTAATTCTTTCGTGTAGTTTGATTAGTGGTGCTGGTCCTGACGCTACCCCACCAAATCCCTTAATAGGTGCACCTTCTGGACGAACCTCAGAATAGTCAAACTTCTGGATGTTCTGACCTGCACGAAGATATGAGTTGATTAGCAAGCGAGTTGCCTCTACCCAGCCTTCACGAGTATCAGGAATTACATAAGTAACTTCTGGTTCTGATGGTGCATAAATAGCAAAGTTCTTGTCTTTTCCAAGGGTATCAAAGCCAACTCCAATACCAAGCATAAGAGCATCCATAACCCAAGCAAACAACTGACCTGGGTCATTCTTGTCTAGGTCTTTTGTAGATACCATAGCACAATTCTGAAGAGCCGCTGAGTTACGCTTTTCCATTGTGAGTGGTGTACCAAATGTCCACATACCACGACCTGGAGGTGTCCATTTTAGATTGAACATACGGTCAAATGCTTCTTGTGCTGACTTCTGTGCCTTGTAGTCATTCCATGGGAGACGATTCTCCTTTGCATGGTTTTTCTGTACAGAGTACATACCTTCAATAACTCTGCGTACGACTTCGTACCAGCGTTCTTTAGTTCCGTCATCTTTGACTCGTGAGTAGGTGCGAACAAAGGTAATTTCACCTAGTGCGTTGCCACCTGCATCCACGAATCCAAAGGGTGATTCCAATGATTTGTACTTTTCGACAAAATCTGTTGGGAGTGTAAATGAGAAAAATTCCGACATAGTGTTTCCACCTTTCCATAACTGTGATGTATAAAGTATACCACAGTTTTAAGAAATAGCAAACACTATGCCAGAATATTTTATAATTAGTATATTACTCAGTTACGTTAGCAACTGTTAGAGAGTCCAATTCCTGCTTGTAAACAGAAATCATCTGGTCAAGCAGTGTGATGTTGTTATCAATTTCGGTTAGTGCCTTTTCATTTGGCTCTTCCTGTGCTTGTAGAACCTTTTTGTTTAGAGTTAGTTGATATGCTTCAACTGCTAGTTGCTGTACTCTTTGTGTAACTACCGAAGTTCTTTCTTCCACGGTAAGTAATGAATTAAAATCAATAGACATTGATTAACCACCTTTCAAGTGTTGTATTTTTTAATTATAGCACATGATAGTGACATTTAGGTTAATTCGTGGTATAATTTATATACGACACCCTTCAAAAAGGTGTTTTTCCATTAAAGGAGGAAAATATGAATAATTCAAAAATCAAAAAATTACTCGCTGTCGGAATACTAAGTTTTATGTTGTCTGGGTATCCAACCCCTATTGCTCAGGCAGACAAAGTAACCCAACAAACAATTAAAGAAAACGGCTTTGACTATCGAAGTCAGTTGATTAACCGTGCCAAATATACTAAGAATACTGAAAGAATGAAGGTGACTGTCCAAAAATTAATGAGACGTGTTCACAAAACTTCTTATGTATTTTCTGGGTCTACCCCATATGGGTGGGACTGTTCTGGAATGGTAAGATGGACATACAAGCAGTTTGGCTTAGATGTTCCTCATTCTGCCAACAAACAAGCACACATTGGTAAAAGAGTTTCTGTTCCAAAATTAGGAGACATCGTTGTCTTTGCTTATAAAGGTTCGACAAACTTTTATCACTCTGGTATCTATATCGGCAAGGGTAAAATAGTAAATGCTCATTATGAGGCTGGCACTACAATCATCCAACCATTAACAGATTACAAAAATAGTCAAATAAGATTTGTAAGGGTTGTCCCTACTCTTTAGTTAATACCAAAAAGTTTTGCTGTAACTATCTGACCTGTGACTGTTCCATTAAATGTTAGAGTCATTGATGTTACTGCTGTTGTCCTATTTTTCCAAGCAAATGTTCCATAGCAGATTGCATCTGAAATATAGTTATAGTAACCATCGTATCTTCCAATCTTAGAACCTGAAGTGGAAGCATAATTGTCTATATTAAAAGAACCAATAGCAGTATTTTCTGGATGATTCATAGGAACAAGAATGGCTACTTGGTCAAATCCGTTTGCATATGATGATGGTGCAGAGGTATTTGTTGATGCAGTTCCAGTGTATTGTTGGAAAGCATATGTATAGTTTGTTGCTGTATCTCCAGAAAATTGAATTGATAGCGTTGTAGCGGCAGTGTTTGCTGTTCCAACTGTATACTCAACTTCTAAACTTTTGTAAGTTTGTGGTATTGAAGAAAAAGTTATTGTCGATGCACCTGCTGTTGATGTTACTGTTTGAAGTAATGCTTTTCCAATGTTGGCAGTTCCAGTAACAGTAATAGTACTGGATGTGCTTCCACCAATGTTAATGTTATTATTGGCAGTTGTTGTTGAGTTAACTCCAATGTTAATTGTTTGACTATTACCAGTACCAGAAGCAGCACTACCAATATTTATTGTTCTTAATGTCGTAAAAGAACCAGTAGCCAAGTTCATAGTTGTAGCCTGACCACCTAGGCTTACCGTTGCAGCGGTTGTATTAAAGATAGATGCAGTTCCAGTAGACGATGTTGCAATTGTTGGGCTTGAGCCATTCATGTTCAAGGTTGCGGTACTTGCAAGGGTAAGTGTTGGCGAGTTGATTGTAAAAGTTCCACCAATAGAAGAACCCATGGTAATATTTGTTGTTGAGCCAGAGCCACCTCCAGTACCAATATTGAGTGTTTTTGTTGTTGCTGTTGCAGTTACACCCGAAGCAATATTATATGTTGAGGCACCTGTAGATGCAGTAAACATATTAACAGTCTGTGCTGCTGTGGCGGTATTTCCAATAGACAATGTTGTTGCTGCTCCACCGATATTTAGTGTAGTACTTCCTGTATTAAATACATCCATAGATGCACCGCCAAGAATTGATGTAGCAAAAGTTGGTGATGTAGTAAGAACTACGTTTCCAGAACCAGTTGATGAAGAAAAAGCGGTGCTTGTATTTGCAGAACCATTTCCAACGGAATATAAAAATCCTGGGGCAGTTGCAGTAACTCCAGCAAGACGAGCAAGAGTTCCAGGAGTACCAGTTGCAGATGCGTAAATAACATCACCGATAGTTGTTGTTGGATTAATGGCTAGAGTTCCTGCTACCGCTGGAATTGTTATTGCTGTTGTTCCAGCAGTTGCTGCTGGGGTAAGTGTAATTGTTCCAGATGTAGCACCTGGCATTGCAAGGCTAGAAATACCAGTCAAAGCCTGATTAGCAGATGAGATTTGAGCAGTAGTTGTTCCAATATAATAAGAACCAACACCAATAAACTGATTATAGGTTACAGTGTCTGTTCCAATTCGAATTGTTCCAGTTGGTAATCCACCAGTGGCACTTGATGTAGTGAGCATAAATGCCTCATTTGCATTTGTGCTACCATCGGAAACATATAAAAAGTCACCTTCGGCAAAGTCTCCAGCAAGTGTATTATTTGCATCTGTTGAACGAACAAGAACTACTTTTGTAGCACTTCCATTTGAAAAAGTTGGAGTTAATGTTGCTTGTCCACCAATTCCATCGGACTGTACGACATAAATGCCATTAGCAATGCTTGAGGTTGTTCCTGCGGCACCAAGAGTAGTTCCATTTTTAACAAGAACTCTATCTCCAAGGACAAGGTTTGCACCACTATCTATGGATTGAGCACCAGTTGCTGTAAAAGTAATATATGCATTAATCCCAGTTCCTGGAGTTGCAGAGTTGTCTGCAGAACCAGCGGAATATGTTCCAGTTATTGTTGTTGTTGTGGCATATTTAGCATTTTCGTGAACGTTAATTCCAGATTGTAGGGAACTAATTTGATTTTGTAGTTGTGCAAGCATTCCGTAAATACCACTAGAAGTTGATAGAGATGTTCGTGGGGTAGTTCCAGCATCCGTAGAACCATAATATAAAAAGTTAATTGTGTTTTGAATATTGGCAACTTCAGAAAGTGCTGAAAGATAGGGTGGAGTAGTTACTCCAGAGATTGTTGGGTATGATAATGCGGTAGCCATAAACTATATTATACCACGTCTGTCTCTTTAAATAAGTCAAAATTAGAACTAGCAATTCCATTGACATTAAGAGACATTTTGTCTTTTCTATTTTTAAACTTTAGATTGTGGTTGCAGACATAAAGCATGTTTTTTGGAAGATACCCCCAGGCTTGCTCAATGTAGTTGTGGTCAGTTGTTCTTTGAGTAATGGCAAGTATCTTTTTGCAATACTTTTTGGCATTTCTCCAGTCATTTTTCAGAAAGTAGTGTACAGCCAAACAAAATAGCGGTTCACGAGCGTACCAAACTTTAAGGGCAGAGATTAGGTGTTTCTTCTGCTTCTTAAGTTCTAGATTTGAAAGAATAATGTATGCTGTACAAATGTCGGTAGGAAGTCTTCCAGAGTCTTTCATGGAGATATACTTTTTAAATTCTTTTATTGCCTGTTCTCTATCTTCATAAATTAAAGCCTTTGCATAATATAACTGATACCTGTGGCTATCTGGCTCTTCATCTAAAGCATCTTTAATTAAAGTGTCATACACCTTTCTGCTTTTATCATTATCTGGGTAGTGAAGAATATGGAAGTCTTCGCATTCTTCTAGAACATGGTTTTCGTTTCTATCTGTAACAATGTACTCGTGAACGATATACTTCCAACGGTATCCATGACGAGCATGAACTTTTGACTGAGAAGATATCATACCTGGAATAGTCTGGTCCTTGTTGTTCCAACTGTGAGTATACTTATATAGAATCTGAGTACCAGTAGTTTTTTCTAGTGCCTCTCTCCACCCCTTATCCAATACCTCGTCAACATCTAGAGAAATACACATATCGATGTCATCTGGTAGGGCAGCCAGAGCAGCATTACGAGCATCATCAAAACGCCAAGGCTTAATAGAAATGTTAATTACATTAATACCAAGTTTCTTAGCAAGTTTAACAGTCTTATCTGTAGAGCCAGTGTCAGCAATTAGTAGATAGTCTGCGTCTTTGGCAGACTCATACCAACGCTCTATAAACTTTTCTTCATTGAGAGCAATTGTGTATACCGCAATTTTCATTCTTCAATCCTTTGTTCATTATCATTATACCACTGTTCAATCTTTGCTTGTAGTTGTTCTACAGCACCATCCCAAACTCTAGGATTATTAAAAATATCAAAACTAGGCTTTGTGTGCCTTAAGGCTTGCTCTACATACATTCTAGCCAAGCCCCAGATTTCTTTTTCTACATAGTATTCTGCTAAGTAATAGTATGGCTCTCGTCTTTCTCTAGAATGCTTTAGGCATTCGGAAAGGTATTGATAGCGTTTCTCTGGAACAATGTCAGCCAAAACTTTATAGACGTGAGACTTGTCTGTATCGCTAAATCCTGGAACCTTCATCATTTCTAGATACCAGGTTTCAGCCTCTTCGTATCGTTCAAGGGATACTAAAGCATCTGTGTAGTATTTGTAATATCGTGTGATTTCCCTAGTTTCATCTAAGGCAGCCTTGATGAGGTCAAGGTATTGACTGCGAGGTTTTTCTGTATCTGGCAAATGATAAACTTCAAGACCATAAGCAAACTCAATGTCTGGCTCAGTTCTGTCTTGAACAATACCTTCGTGCATAATAAACTTCCAGACATATCCGTGACGTGAATGAATCTTGTTATTGACCATACTGTGCTGCTTATGATAGTTGTCAAAGACATAGGTAATCTGATTTCCAGTTGTCTTTTCTAGAATCTCTCTCCAGCCTTCCGAGATTGTCTCGTCCATGTCAAGAGATACGCAGAGGTCTATATCGTCTGGTAGTAACGATAGGGCTGTGTTTCTGGCTACGTCAAATCTCCAAGGCTTGATTGAGATATTATAAACATTTATACCAAGTGACTTGGCAATTTCCACGGTACGGTCAGTAGAACCAGTATCCGCAATAAGGATATAGTCAGCGTCCTTTACTGAGTTGTACCAGCGTTCGACAAACTTTTCTTCATTAAGTGCAATTGTATAAACTGCGATTTTCATACCCTAAAATCCTTTGTTCGATATATATTATAGCAGATAGAGGCTTAACTTACTTAGATAGAGCCTGAACTTGGATTTCTAGGGCTTGAATTCTAGCGTCTTGATGCTTAATTGCTGATACAAGTGCTGCTACCATTTCACCATAAGCAATGCCATCTGGAATTACTGAACCATCTTCTTGAGTCAGGTAATTTACAAAAACCTTTAGGCTTTCAATCTGGTCTACGTCTTCAGCAATAAGACCAGCGTAAAGTTTAGAATCTGGATTTTCTTCAGCCTCATCCTTTAACCTAAATGTTTTTGGTGATAAAGCCAAAACATCTTCATAAACAAAGTTAGCATTTTGGATATCCTGCTTATATCTAGCAGATGATGTAGTTCTAACAAACTGACCAGAATTATTGATAGAGGCACCAGTAGTTCCTCCACCATTTAGAGCAGTTCTAGTTAGAGTTCCACTAGTAGTAAGGTTTCCTCCAGTCACTGTTCCAGTGGCATTTATACTACTGCTAAATGTTGCTGCTCCAGTTAAATCAAAGAATCCGCCTACTCCGCCGCCTCCGATAGACAAGCCTGAGTTTGGAATGCTAACTTCTGAGTTTATATTTGTGACTCCTCCAGTCTTTCCAATGTTTAGAACGGCAGATGTTGTAGCAAAGTTCATTGTTGCAATAGTGCTAGTCAGTAAATTAAACGTTGTTGTCGTTGGCGTTGTTATGCTTGTAGTTATTGCTGGGGAAGTCATTGACTTTACTCCAGCAAAAGTTTGAGCACCAGTTGTTACGATACCAGAAACAGAACCAGATGCAGAAGGAATTGCTGCAAAAGAAACAGCAGACATTCCGCTACCAGTTAAAGAGCCTGTTGGTCCTGAAGTTGTTCCATCAGTATATGTGAAGGTTGTTGGATAAAAGTTTGTATCTGTGCCACTAAAAGTAGTCCAGGTAGGTGTTGCACCTGTTCCAGCAGAAGTAAGTACTTGACCAGAAGTTCCTGCAGAATTATTTAAAAGTATAGGGCTTGTAGTGCTTGAGTGATTTACTGGTCCATTTAATGTTACCTTGCTTGTTCCACCGCCTGTAGACCCAAGATTTAATAAAGTTGCACTTCCAGCAGTACCAATATTTATTTCATTTGCACCAGAAGGCTCATTACTATTAAGACCAGTTTTACCAATATTGATTCGATAAGTCTGTGTATAACCTATATTTACATTTCCATAAATTTCACCGCCCTCTTCGTCACCAAATGATGTAGTGCCAGTATAAACATCAACATTTCCAGATTGTCCAAAGTAACCACCAGAAGCATTACCAGATTTCAAAATCAGTGTGCCAGTAGTTGCAACAGAGAAATAACCACCAGCAGTTACGTTACCTGTACTCAGAACAATTGAAGCACCAGTCGTACTTGTGGAGGTAGTTAGATTAGTTCCCTGAATACCTGTAATAGACGTACCTGCACCAGTAAATCCAGAACCACCACCAGCATTTACCCATTGAGTATTATAATTAGTTCCATCTATCTTGGCTAGTACCTGACCTGTTGTTCCACCAGTAGGGACACCCTGACCATTAGTTCCATTGGTTCCATTGGTTCCGTTAGTACCGTTTGTGCCAGCAGCACCAGTTGCACCTGTTTCGCCTTGAATACCTTGAATTCCTTGTGCTCCAGTAGCACCTGCTGGTCCCTGAGCACCTGTGTCACCTTTTTGTGCAAGCAATGCCCAGAAAGATGCTTGGTTTGCACCAATTCCAGGTTGAGTTATTGATGCAGAAGTGTGGGCGGTAGTGGCTCTATAAGAAGAACCATCTTCTCTAACAACATCATTAACTGCATAAACAGTTCCTGTTGCCCAAGCACCACGGAATAACAATCCTGCTCCAGTAGCACCTGTTGCACCAGTTTCTCCTTGAATACCTTGAGGACCTTGAGCACCAGTGGCTCCTGTTGCTCCAGTTAATCCAGTTGGTCCTTGAGGACCTGTTGCTCCTGTTGGACCTGTGTCTCCTGTGTCTCCCTTTGGTCCAGTTGCACCCTGAATACCCTGCGGTCCTTGAGGACCAGTATTACCAACAGCAACAATAACTAATATAAGCGGATGATTGCTTGCAAAGTTTGTTGTACCAGTACCAGCACTGGTCAAAAGAGTTACAGGAAAATTATCCCAGGTATCGTTGTAAGTTGGAGTTCCATTGACTTCCCATTTTTGATAATTAGCCGCATTGTTTGCGTCTTGAATGATAAGAATGTCACCTTGATTTATGAGGCTTAAGAAAATGCTATCGTCTTGATTGTCTTTATCAATGTGGTTGACTCTCAGGGCAGTGGAATTTATTTGAGTTGCATTATTCCAACCAAGTTGATTAGTTGTAGGGTCTCCCGAAATTGTGTTAGTTCTAGCATTATAGTGATAGTGAGAACTAGAGCCACCAGTAGGACCAGTGGCACCAGTAACGCCTTGAATACCTTGGATACCCTGTGGACCCTGTGGACCAGTAGAACCTGTGTCTCCTGTATCACCTTTAGGTCCAGTTGCTCCTGTTAGTCCAGTATCGCCTTTAATACCCTGAATGCCTTGTATGCCTTGTGGACCAGTTGGACCTGTAGCACCAGTAGGACCTGTTAGCCCAGTGTCACCTTTGACACCCTGGATACCTTGAATTCCTTGTGCTCCAGTGGCTCCAGTATCGCCCTTAAGTCCTTGAATGCCCTGTAAACCTGTTTCACCTTGAATACCTTGAATTCCTTGAGCACCTGGGTTTCCTGTGTCTCCTTTGACACCTTGGATACCTTGTGGTCCTGTATTCCCAGTATCACCTTTTGGACCAATTGGACCTGTAGCACCAGTCAAACCAGTGTCTCCCTTTATACCTTGAATACCCTGAATACCCTGTGGTCCAGTAGCACCTGTTGCTCCTGTAGCACCAGTGGCTCCAGTTGGTCCAGTAGGTCCTTGGATACCTTGTGTTCCTTGAGGTCCGCCAAAATTAACTACAGCAATCTTAGAAGATTCTGTTGTGGTCGTTACTTTGATTTGAGAAGATTGGGTGGTATCAGGAATAATTTTAAATGTTGTCATTAAAGAGTGCTCCCAGTAATGTCAGAGCGAACTACTATAGTTCCGACAATAGGAGTCCACTTCTTGCTAGAGATTGTTACTTGTAAATCAAATATAAGTTCAGCGACAATTGGAGAACTTCCAACACCCCATCCTGCAGTCATAGCAGAATCAGCACTTACTGTAACATACCCTGCTGCCGATGTTGGTGTCAGAGTGTACTTAGTCGTTGTCTTAGGGTCATAGGCACTTGCTAAATATGTCCATCCTGTGGTATCCTTGAGAGTAACACCATCGTCTTCGTACCATTCAAACTTGGCAGAGATATCGTCTCCACGGACTACAGTCCATTTAACGTTTTGAGGTTCCGCACCAATAAAAATCGGGGAATCAGGAGAGCATGAAGTACAAGACATATAAACATTATACACTATAAATAAAGAACCAGTGCCTGAAGTGGGTATGAGAGAGAGTATCAGACACTGGCTCTATATGATAAATTATATCATTTTGTAGGGATTTCTGTTTTCTATTTGACAAATCACAAAAAGTGTGATACCCTCTTATCTATAGAGATAAGGGCTATATATTATATATTTATATATTAGTATATATTATAGTTTATATATATTATATTAATAATCAAAGTTCGGTGTTTTCTGATTTCTTATTTTTGTTAGTCTTGACACCTTCGTTTATAAGAACGTTATAAAGGTTGTCAATTTTTTCTTCTAGTTTGTGAGACTTTTCTTCTAGTCTGTTAACCTGGTCTTTCATCGATGACCCTCCGTTAGGCTTGAGTTCTGATAAATTGTTTTTAAGTTCGGTTGATAGGACTTTCATTTCTGCGGTAATGAACCATCTGATTCCGCCAACAGTAATAGCGATGATAGACAATGCAGTTAATATTAAACCTGCCCAATCTGATATAGTCATAATAAAATAATTATACACTATCTTTTGACTGTTTGCGGATTTTTAAAACGGTCGAAATAAGAGACACCAAACCCATACAAATGCCTGTATGCAACAAAGTTGCCAGATAGGGCAAATAAGGGTTTAAATGCCCCCTAGAGACCACAACACCCATATTTCCATACACACATACCCCTCAAATATGTTATACTATAAATCTACCGAAAGAGAGAGCGATATGGACGAAAAAGTACCGTATGTCAAACACTACGAGTCAAAAGAATATCTTGAAGCATGCATAGCAGCCAAGATGAATTCAAAAGAAATAGCCAATCAGAGTAAAGTGTCATATAAACTTATTAACTATTGGCTGATAAAGCATGGATTGCTTCGCAATACCCCAGACGTTAGGCTACCCTAATGGAAATTATTATATTCTTAGCAGCAATGCTCTTTGTATTAGCATTTAACTTTATTTATGACAAATACAAAATGATTAATACCCCCAAAAAGAAACACAGATGC